CAATTCCATGCAAAAAATACCATGTTCTCTTCCCTCTTCATTGTTAAAAAGATCATATACTTTGTTAAATCCAGATTTACCAGCAGGTAAATCGCTTTGTTCTGGATCACCACATAGGAAAACTTTAGAAAATTCACCGATACGGCTCATAATTGTGTGAATCTCTCTCTTTGAGAAGTTTTGAATCTCGTCTGCGCAAACAAATTTTGCTGAAAAATGTAAACCTCTTGCAAAGTTAATAGGGCAAATTGTAATTCTATTATCTTTTTGAAGTCTATCAACCTGAGATTTATTTAAAAGTTCGGAAAATTTATCATGAAAAGGAGTCAAATAGACATTGAACTTGTCCATGATGTCACCTGGTAAAAACCCCAATTTTGAATCCGATGATTCTACAGCTGATCTAACTAAAACCAAATCAGATATTCTCTTTTTATTTAACAATGTTAATCCACAATACATTGCTAATGTGGTATTATGTGTTACAATATAATTATCAGTAACATATAAATGCTTTGGATGATCTATTAATATACATTGACATTCTTTTTTTCCAATTAATTCCACATCTGTTATATATCTTACAGGTTTATATTTTGTTTTTGGTTTAATTAAACTATTTTTTCTTTTTATAAAAAATGGATTTATTTCATTTGGCAGTGAAACATGACAACAAAAAGAATCTAAACCTTGTTTTTTTTCATTTTTGTATGTAAAATAATTTTTATGTTTAGAGGTTTTAACTATTCCACCTAAAGAATTTACAAGTTCTGTAAAATTATTTTTTAATTTTTCAGATGTTGTTGTGAATACACATGAATATCCTTTACTGGAAACGTGACCATCAGTATCCATCAACCCTCTTAATAATTCTATTCTAGACTCTATATCTGAATATAAATATTCTTTTGGTATAAATTTTTCATCGGAATATTTTCCTAATAAATCATAATCTTTAATCTTATTTAAGATTAAATTTGTGTTAGATTCTCCGATTATTCTATAATCATATTTATCAACTTGTTTTATACTATGTTTTTTTGGTAAAATATTTTTTATTTTATTAATTATTTCATCATCACTCGATGATACCATAACTGATGTTCTTAGTCCACCATCTCCCAAAAGAACACCCATTAAATATGGGTGTATTAAAAATTCTTTCTTTTTAAAAAAAACTGGATTCACTATAGGTATACTATAATTTTTTCTGCCACCTCTAGCCACTAATTTGTTTTTTATTTCATTTAACGGTAAAACGATCCCATCGTGATTTGCTTTTATTTTTTTACCGTTCTTTTTTATCCTATAGTTTCTATGAGATTCTGTTTTTACTGACCATAAATGGTCATCACAACATTCAGTAAAAGATCCATCAGAAAATGTTATTCTAAAAACTTCTTTTTCTCCTTGTGGGTGTATTGATATAACTTTTGTTGGTGTTCCATCTACTGATATAACCTCATCATTTTCTTTCAAATCTTTCATAGTCACCCAACCATCAGGTGTTAAAATTTTAGAATCTAGTGGTTGTGCTTTACTGGTTCCAGCCGGACCTTTTAATAATAAAACCTTTGTTTTTTTATCTAAAAATGTATTTATTATTTCTTTTTGTCTATCTGTCCAAGGTAAATCTTTGATTTGTAATTCATAACTTATTTTTTCTTTTTGAAAAACATATGGTGAATTATCTTCGTTCTGAACAGCAATCTTTTCAGCTGTTCCTATCCCTTTAACGGGGCGTTTTTTACTCATAAATTATATTTTATAGGTTGTGGATTTTGTAGTAGATGTCGGGGATGTCGGGGATGTCGTTGGTGATGTTTTTATATTTGTAGTAGATTTAATTACTGATGAATTTTCTTCTTTGTTTTCATCTTTTGTTTGTTCTTCATCATTCGGAAAAATTTTACTTAAAACTTCTAATTCTTCTGGTGTAATTTGTTTATTATTTAAAATTTTATCCTGAATACTATTTGCTAGTTCTAATAATTTTGGATCTTTTTTAGATGAAGCGTCCGACATTCCTTCAACAGCAGCAGCAACCACGGTTTGTTGTGGTGGTGGAGCTTTTGTTATTTCTTTTTTTAAATTATCTATTTTTTGTATAATATTATTTTCATTTAAATATTTTTCCAAAATTGAATCGAACATATTCATGATATTATTTACTACCAGTTTTTACAACTCAAATATTTTGCCGTACCCGGTTTTGCGGATGAACACTTATGCCTTGCTCTAAATGACTTCTTACGTTTTGTGTTTCCACTTTTTCCAGTAACTTTTACTCCCTTTTGCCCAAAATGAACTCTTTTATATCCCTTTCCATTTGGGTTTTTAACACATTGCATCCATTTTTTCCCCTTTGCAGTGGATGATGCTTTTTTAGTGGGTCCGGTGCATCTTGCGGCTTCTTCCAATATAGAAGATACATATAAATCAAACTTGTTCATATTATTATTTAGTGTATAAGTTGACAAAAACAAATATTTCAAATTGGTAAAAAAAGAAGATAAATAGTTGTATACAATTATGGCAGCAAGAAGAACTATATCATCACCCGGCGTACAAATTAACGAAGTAGATTTAAGTGCAATCGTAAGACCAACTGGAGAAACCAATGTTTTTATAACAGGTTTTGCTTCACAAGGACCAACCGATGAGGTTATCAACATCACAAGTCTTTCGGAATTTCAATCTGTTTATGGATTACCTACTAATGCAGCAGAAAGATATTTGTATCATTCCGCAAAACAAATTTTAACAACATCTCCTGCTAATTTATTAGTAACCAGAATGCCGTATGGTTCTAATATGGGAGATGGATTTGCAAACAAATACAGTGCATTGGTTTTTCCTATTTCTTCCAATAGTTCTAATGGATATGAAACAGCAACTTCTTATGAAATATTGCCTCCAACATCTATTCTTTTAACAGATGAAGAATATCAACAATTAGTAACAAACGATGTTGCTTGGCTTAGTTCATATAGAAATTTACCAATAACCGGATTTAGTGGTATTGGTTATGGTGGAATAATAGTTTTAAACGAAGCTAAAACGTCCATAAATAATATTTATGATGGATATTATGTAGGTTTTTCGGATAATAGTAATAATAACCCTCATACTAATTTTGAGTCTGTTACTGGTATGAAAGCATATTCTGGAATTGTTTCGGAATCAACACAAACCATGGTAACTGTACCAAATTCCAGATTAAATTTTGCTTTAAGTGGTCCTGCAAATTCATTAATATCTAATAGTATATCCGAAATTATGGAAAATTATCCAACTGGATATGATTTCGCATCTACTGCATTTAATGATTATTTAACAACTATGTTGTTTAAAATCAGACCTTCTATTTATAAACAAGATACCGTCTCGCTTGATTATGTTGTAAGTGAAGGTTATACTGGTTCACTATATTCATTAAGACAATTGAATAATCCAAATGGTGGTACACCAAATTCTTCATTTTTAGATAATGTTGTTAATACAAAATCTAATAATATCAGAATTATAACAAATCCTTATATATCATCTACTGGTAATTGGATAGATTCAACAGGAACTCCTACTAAAAAAGTAAGAGTTAATAATGCATGTAAAAATTTATACGGTGTTGGTGTATACGTTTCCGATACCGATAAAAATTCTAAAGTGGTTGACAATATTCCAAACAAATTAGAAAGAGTTTTAAGATGTTTGGAGAATGATGATCTAATAAAATTGGATGTTATAGCAGAAGCAGGTTTAGGGACAATTTGGGCTAGTGCTAAAACTAGAAAATTAGATCCTCAATATTCATCAGAACCTATTGTATTCGATGATTTGTATAATTTAGATTTAACAAATGGTACTCCAAACACTGGTTTATTGGATACTACTGGTACAAGCCCATCTTGTACAGCAAGAGATCAATATCTAGCAGTCGTAAATCAATTTTATACTTTCGCAGATCAAACCAGAAAAGACCATGTTTTTATATCTGATCCTTTAAGAAATATATTTGTTCAAGGTTCTAATACCAAAACATCAAAGGGTAAATCTTTTGTCTTTTCTAAAGATATATATTGGGCATTGAAAAATCTATATGGTGGAATAGAGTCTAGTTATGTTGCAACATATGGCAACTGGATAAAAACCAATGACAGTAATTCTGATACATTATGCTGGATGCCAGCATCTGGTTATGTAGCATCTGTATTTGCTACATCTTCTCAAGTAGCTTATCCTTGGTCTGCACCAGCAGGTTTCAATAGAGGTAAATTAACAAATGTTATTGATTTGGCAATAAATCCAACACAAAAACAAAGAGATTTGTTATATAAGATCAATATCAATCCTATAGCATTCTTCCAAAATGATGGAAATGTTATATTTGGACAAAAAACATTATATCGTAAACCATCAGCATTCGATAGAATTAATGTTCGCAGACTATTCTTAACATTGGAAAAGACAACACAAGAACTCTTAAAAATGTTTGTATTCGAACCTAATTCATTTACAACCAGAAGTAGAGTCGTTGGATCATTAACTCCTCTTTTCGATGAAGCTAGATTAAATGATGGTTTATACGATTATACAATTGTTTGTGACGAAAGGAACAATCCTCCATCAACTATCGATAATAATGAAATGAGAGTTTCTATATATATTCAACCAGTTAGAACTGCTGAATTTATATTGGCAGATTTCATTGCTACTAGAACAGGAGTAAATTTCGAAGAATTAGTTTCCTAAGATAAATATTTAAAATTATGAATATACCAGAATATACTAAAAGAGGTTCAAAATATTTGGACAAATATGGAATAGAAAATTTTTATAGCGCAGCAGGTAAAAACGATTTTGCAAGAACAAATTTATTTAGAATTACACAATTGGGTGGAACTAGATTTGAAACCGATGAATTGTTGTATGTAGAGTCCACAATGCTACCCGGTAGGTCGATTACCAACATTCCGGTTCCATTTATGGGATTGGTATTCAACGTACCCGGCACGGCAACCTACAACAACAGTGGTGCATTCAACTTAACCTTTAGAATCCCACAAGGTTTATCCGTAAGAAGAAAATTTGAACAATGGTCTAGAGAAATTTTCAATGATATTGATAGTTCTGGTGATTATAGTATTCCAAATAACAGTTCTGCTAATCAAATGACGATGGTTTTAATCGATAAAGGTGGTCAGGCTTTAAGAGAATATACATTTTATGGTGTATATTGTCAAAATGTTGGCGATGTTAATCTTGATATCACAACTGCTGGTGAAATAATGAAACAGCAAGTAACTCTAGCATATCAATATTGGAGATTGTCCCCAGTTTCTAATTAATAATAAAGATAGAGGCATAAATATAATATATGCCTCTATCATATTTTAATCAAGAAAACAGTCCATATTCTTATTATTTAAGTTTATTAGGAAAATGGTCAACCAATATAGCATTAGCTAGTCAATGGTTTGTATATTTTGATTTTAGTTCGGTAAATGCATTAAATAGCACAATATCATACGAACTTAGGAATAGAGAATCTAGTTTTGGTAGAAATGGATGGTCTATTTCAGACTCAACAGTAGGTCATTTATTAGATGGTGGTCTTCAATACTCCGATCAAACATTAACCGGATGTGTTTTTGCCAAACAAGTAACTTTACCATCAGAAAAAATAGATGCTGGTAATAATGGATTGGATTATGGTGGTTTTCAAGCACCAGCAACCGCATCAAATAGACAAAAATATAACACTTTTAATGTTACATTTTTAGAAACCAATGCATCATTTTTAGATTTAGTAATAAGACCATGGGTTATTTTGGTGGGATATAACGGTTTGGTTGCAAGAGCGGTAGACTCTCCCAAATCGGTTAAATGCAGGTTTGCTGATGTTGTAATGTTGGCAAAATCTGGAACAAAAAGACCAATGTTAATAAGAAAATTGTATAGATTCTATAATCTCGCACCTATATCTATAGACAGTGAAGAGTATTCTTATGCACAAGATGGTTTAAAATACAGTAATGTTACCTTTGCATATGATGGTTACTTTGTTCAAGAGGTTGATACCAGAAGAATGATTGTTACTGATAATTCTATATTTAAAAACTTTACAGGAATAGAAAAAAACAAAAGCATTAGAACAAATGAATACAGAGAAGTTGATTTTATTATTTAAAATTTGCTTTTTTCCATTATTGGTTAATTATATTCATGTCTAATATGTTTTTATATAGAGCAGATTTTCCTTTTTCAGACAAAATTTTAAGCTTTAAAGAACTCGATACCGTAAATCAATTAAATATACAAAAAATAAATATATACTATCCACAAACTCCTGATTTTTATTTGGATTATCATGAAAATTTTATAAAAATTATAGAAGAATGTGTCGAAAATAAAGAAGTTTTTAATAATTTAAATATAATTGAATATGTTTTGTTTTGTTTAAAATTAAGAATCATTAGCATTGGTAATGATATAGAATTTAATATTAAATCCGATAGAGAAGATGTTCAAAACATGAAAATTAAAATAAATTTATCGGAATTGATGGAAAATTTATTAAATTTATCTATAGACGCATTAGAAAATTGTTATGTTTATGATGAAAAAAGAGATATGTTGATAACAATAGGTTATCCGGAAATATCTTCTATTAAATTTTTCTATGATAATATGATAAGTGATAAAGAAATAGGACAAAAAGTTTTAGATTCCTTACCATATTTTATAAAAAATATAAAAATAAAAAACGAAGTAATAAATTTTGATGGTTATTCATATGAACAAAAATTAAAAGCATATGAATCGTTTCCAGTGTCTTTAAAAGACAAAACCGAGAAAATAATAATAGATTGTATTACTAAAATCGGTTCAAATGACATATTTAATATCGAAATGTTTAAAGATCAAAAAATAAACTTCTATAATTTGTTTTTTATTGACCTTTTAAGAGTATTGTTTTCACAAAATGCCAAAAATATATATGAAGAAATTTATATTTTATCAAATTTTCATGTTAATTCTGATTATGTTATGAAATTATCACCATCAGAAAGAAGTATTTACATATCATTTATAAAACAACAGCAAAAAAGTAAGCAAGATAATACTGATGTGATAGAAAACGACATGGAAAACATGAAAAA